GGTACTATAAAGTACTTTAGACCTGTAACTCCCTTGACATTAAGGGTACCGGGGAAGCTATCTCATGTCCAAAGAATTCCTGATGATATTCGTATCCTCAAGAGTTCGGACTTTTACTTACTTCCTATTTATAGGAAGCCAGTAGAGATGGCCTTGGGTTTGAGAAGACGTGATTATGATATTGAGTGCTTTTACCCTCTTGATGAAGTGGGTAAAGTCAATATCACTCACGAACCTGGTCTTAAAACTAGGTATTTTGCTGATCCAAACGTTGTATTACAACGTGCTATAGAGCCGCTTAAAGAGCGACTTTTAGCAATGGTCAAAGAAATACCTTGGGATTGTACATTCAATCAGCGTAAAGCTGATATTACAATCCAGACTAAATTACAAAATAAACAAATTGTTTATTCTGTAGATTTATCCAAGGCAACAGATCATTTCCCTTGGGTCTTCCAGAAGACTGTACTGAATACAATAGTATCAGCTCAGTTATCTCAAGGAGACCAAGAGAAATATGACCTTGCCTTAGTCAGGTTATTTGAAGGTATTGTAGAGAATGGTGAATGGGATCTGGATTTACCAGACCCGGTTAGATGGACCAAAGGTCAACCCTTAGGGTTGGGTCCATCTTTTCCTTTATTCACTATGTCTCACGGGCTTCTACTCTACATCCTTAATGGGATGAAGTGGAATGAATCCTTCTTTGTTCTTGGAGATGACGTAGTCATCTTCCATGAACACCTATACCGAAAGTACATGTCAGTGCTTAAGGCATGGGAAGTCACTGTCTCTGAAACCAAAAGCTTTTCTAGTAATAGAATTGCTCAGTTTTCAGGTAAAATCTTTACCAGAAGTAGAACCTTTTGGGTTCCAAAATGGGAAGAATTTACTAACAGTAACTTGTTGGATATCCAAGCTTGGTGGTATCCAGGCTTGACTAAAGGGTTACGAGATCATGAATTAATAACTCATGTTCTCTCCTTACCTTATCCTTACGGAATAGGTAGGAATCCTTTAGGTAAACCACTTGATGAACGTCTGCCACGGAAGTTGGTGGATGCCCTCATCTCTGAGTCGTGGGATCGTCGAAAGAGGTCGAAACCTCAGTCAACGATTTCTTCAATTTGGAAGATTACCAATATTCTTCGGAATACTGGATCATCCAGTTCGATGTTAAGTTGGTTTTATAACCTCCTTAGCACCGGAAGTTTTGATGAAATCAAAACTTCGAAGAAGCGACCGACCAAGTCGCCCTTACATCCATCTCTGATTCATCTTTCAGATGAAACAGAAGTGGGTGGGTATCCCTCATCGATTAAAATCGAGAAGGGTAAGCCCTACTCCTACGGGTCAATAAAG